TTCTTTATCATTGCGCAATACCCTTACTAATACCTTATCTCCAGTACTACCCTGTGCTTTAGGCATTGAGGACTCTATACCATATTGCCCAATACTTGTACTATCATTTTCATATACTTTAGAGTCTATTATATTCTTCATCCAATTATAATCCGTTATGATTTGTCTGACTTCCGATGGTGTGTACATTCATCGTCCTCCTTATTAATATTGTTAATAACGATTGTTGCGATTAGTTCATCGTTACGTTCGATTAAGTATTTATTTAATGTAAGTAACCATATTGAGTTAATGGCTAGTATGATTGATATAATTATCCACATGTTATTAACGCTCCTTACACTTCCACTTATCAGCTACATGTCCACATACAGTACATTTCTGTTCTGCTGATAATGGATAATCTTTCTTTGACTCTAAATGTACAACGTCTCCCCACGATGTATAATATGGTTCACCTTCAACTGTCTTATACTCAACATCCAATTCCAAACTGTTGTTATAGCAAGCGCCACATATTGGTGTATCTCCTGCATCACGATTCATTCTTTCTTTTTGCATTTTCCATGTATTAAATGATTTCCAGAGAGCCTTGCGTATCTCAATTAATTTTTCTTGTTGTTCCTCTTCATAACTTTTTGTAAGAGGTAATGTTTTAGATTCAATAATAATGATTTTGTTTTGTAGTAAATTCAAATTATTTTGTAATGAATATAATTCTCCTTTTGTTACATAAGGTTTGTCATCAAATGAATAAACATCAGATGCTTTCTCATGTTTATAATTGATAATCACGAAAGTAAGGTTAATCACTAATGCTATCAAAGATGCTGTTAAAGCTATAATTGGTAATGTCATATTAATCCTCCATCTTCATCATCGTGATAATATATTTAAATGCTTGTTCTTCAGTAAAACCTACACTTACTATTTCATCAAAGAGTACTTTCATTTGGCAAAAACCTAATCTGTTCTCTTCGGTTTGTACTTGTTTTTTATAGTCTTCTAAAGTTAACTCAAACATCATATTTTTTATATCTTTATTTAACATCTAATCACTCCTTAACTGCCATAATAATTAGTGCTATCAGTATTGCTGCTAATAGTATTAATCCGAATGTCAATGTCTACCAACTCCTGTAAACCACGGCTCATTATCTTTATATGCTTGTGTGTCTTCATAATCAATAGGTGGTTCAACTGTGTCTGGTATAGTAGCATACTTATATGATCGTTTGATAAATGTGTATAATGCGATGATTGATATCGTTAATATGATTAGGTATTTCATTGTGTGTCCTCCAAATTTTTAAATTTTCCAACGCTTTTATTACACATTGAGCAATAAAAATACTTGCCATGAGTTAAATCCATATCATCATAAAATCCACTATTACTATCATCTTTTAAATAGTTACCTTCAGAATCGTAATATTCTACTGTATTACCTTTAACTTTAACTTCAACGTAAAATTTTTCAACATTTTTACATTTTGGACATTTCATAAGTTAGTCCCCCTTTTCATACTCTACTCTTGATGGCACTACGTTATTAAATCGCATTGAAGTTCCGTCTGATAACTCAATAAAAATATCGTCGAAATGATATTCTATTTTATTTACAATCACATTTTTTGGTACGTCATGCCCTTCTGGTTTTTTATCTAATTCATATTTTTCAGTATTGTAGGGCAATTGTACTGAATAAGATTTAATTTTAGGCATAAGTTAGTCCTCCTTTATTTAAATTCCACTACTGAATAATGAATACCTTTTATTTTAAAAAATCTCGTTGTTTTCATATTCTTCTTTTAATTTATGATATAAAGCTAGTCGTTCCATTGATTGATCATAATACTTTTTATCTTTTTCGAATCCTATATACTGCCTGTTACTTCTTAAGCACGCATGTGCTGTGGTACCTGAACCCATACATATATCGAGAACTATTTCATTCTCATTAGTGTATGTTTTAATTAAATACTCAAAGAGTTCAACAGGTTTTTGCGTTGGATGAAATCTGATTAAATCCTTATGTTTTTTTATTGAAGCTTTGATAAGTTGATTTGGATAATTAGTATATTTCTGTACATATTCCCCATCCTTCATTTCTCGCCAATTAGTAGAATTAGTCGTCCTATTTATTTTCTTCCCGCTCTTTATAAGTCCTTGTGGGTTATATGTAGGTAACTTCTTATAAAAAACACTGATATTCTCATGTTTTTTCATTGGCATTTTATTAGCATTTTGAAATCCGGTGACATTGTTCTTAATCCATATATACTCATATCTAAATAATTCTAAATTAGAAAAATTGAGTTTTGTTGTAAATGGTTGAGAACAGGTAAGCACTATCGCACCATTATCTTTTATAACTCTTTCAAATTCTTGCCACATAATATCAAATGGTATGATTACGTCCCATTTATTGTTAGTTGTTCCATAAGGTAAATCAGTCAATATCATATCAACTGATTTGTCTTCAATCTCTTTTATTCCTTGCAAAAAATCTTGATTATATATTCTGTTTAACTCTTTCAATCTAAAACCTCTATTTCTTTTATTATTTCTTTTATTCAGTTGTTATATATACTTTTTTCCTCCTTTAATTTTTCCATGCTTTTTCATAATGCACTTTCGCCATGTTATTCACGCTCCCCTATACCTAATTCATTCAGTCTATCTCTGAAATCCATATACTCTGGTTTACCTGGACACGCTTCAACTTTTCTGTGAATGAATCGTGAAAAGTCTTTTAGTAATTCACGTTGTTTCTTTATGTCAGTGATAAGCGAGTCACGTTCACGCTTATACTTAATACTTTCTTCGACTGCTTCTTTTAATCCAGCAGTTAATTTGTTGTGTGCTGTTTTGTACTGATCGAGTTCGTTTACTAACTTAGTTATGTCTTCTTTTGTATATTTTATTGTTGGCATGTTTTAGTCCTCCTAACACTTTTGTCACATAATTACATTATTTGTCACATGATTTAATAGACTTACTTTATTTTTTTAATATATAATCAAAAATAAAAAGGTGATTAAATGTCTATAAAATTTGGCTTCAAAGAAATATTTTCATTATTTTGTATTCCGTTAATATTTTTTATTGGTTTTATAACCGAGTCTTTCAATACAGGTACTTATACTAAAGCGACTGTTGATACTTCTTTAAGAATCATTTTGTTTATTGCTTTGTTTGTAATGTTTAAAGATTATCTAGCACAAGAATGGAATAAATTTAAAAATTTAAAGTTCTACAAATGGTTAATAATTATTGCTGGTGCAATATTCCTACAAGTAATAATATCTATCGTAAACCAGTTTGTACCATCAGTTCATACAAATGAAGTTATTCCTAATCCTTCTGAAAATATTGATTTTCTTACCGTTAGCACAAAGTTATTTTACTTATTAATTTTCATTAGTATTGGACCAGTAGTTACATCATTAATCGAAGACATCGCATTTAGATATACACTGTTAGAAAAACTATTAAGCAAAAACATTATAATTAATGTCTTATTAGTATTGGTTAACAGTGCGCTATTCGGTGCAATTCACTATTATAATTTCGGTGGAAGTTTGATTAATACAATTCCATATATGTTTGCAGGTTTGTTTTTAAACTGTATTTATCTATGGACGAGAAATATATGGCATGTATTATTGATCCATTTCTTTAACAATTTTGTCTTAAGTATTGGCGGAATTCTTATCATTGGGATTATTCGTATAATAATGAATTAACATAAGCACACTTAGGTGTGCTTTTTACATATCAAAAATACTTAACTGTCCCCCTGCTACTGGTTCGTCATCATGTTCGACTACATAATCTTTATGAGTGAATCCATGAAATATAATGAGGTTTCCTTTGTTATCAGCTATACGGTAGATATCAACTGTGTCCTTATTTACACGCCATTCAGTAATTTCTCCTACCTGGTCTTTACCTACCTTATAACAACTTTTATCGTCATAAATTTTTGTGATCATATTTACCAACTCCCACAACAGTCATTGAATAATTGTTTAGCATAATCGCCAAACTCTGTTTTCTGAGGGTACTTCTTTAGCCATGTCTTAGGTTTCGAATAATCTTTCTTAGTCTTTTTCTTTTTACTTTCTAAACTTTTATTTTTCAAATATGATTCAGCATCACATTTCGCAACACCTTTAGGCACATTTACCGCTGTGTCAATTTTCCACCCAGCTCTTATACGCATCCTTACGAATGGCATATCTAACTCATACTCCTCAATGCTATTAAGATGTGAATCCGTTAATATATATTTTTTACCTTCAACTACTATTTCCTTACTCACTTAAGTTCCATCTCCTCTAGCTCATAATCTTTAATTTCGAATCTATTAGTATCAGAAAAATCATATGGACATGATTTCATTCTGATATCTAATTGATTTCTAATATCTTCTTCATCTTCAGCTACTATTTCAAAAGTTTTCTCAAACACTACAGGTGTTTTAGTTACTACTCTGTACGCTTTCATATGATCACTCCTTATTTAGCTTCATCCCAAAAACTATTAACTTCTCTTTCAAGTTGTGCTTTCCTTTTCTCAAAATCTTCAGATGTTTCTGTAGTATATGATTCTTGGCTAGTTTCACCATTCTTTTGTTTAATTAACCATTCTGGTGTTTTCTCTTTTGATTGATATTGGTTATTATTTCTAGATTGATATTGTTGTAGTTTTCTTTTCTCATACGCTCTAACTTCTTCAAAAGAATTTAAGTTTGCATTTATCCAATTTCGTAAAATCCCTTTGGTATAACCCCAACTGATATTATTTCTGTCTATAGCAATCTTCATTGCAGCTATTACTATATCGTCACCGTTATTATTGAAGTCATCTATAAACGCACCCATTTCATCATTGATATGACTATTCAATACACCGAATCCATTTGATTGATAGAAGTCGAAGGCTTTTACTTCTTTTTCTTCTTCTTTTCTATTCTTATTCTTCTTCTCTTCTTCTTCTTCTTCTTGTCCACCTATCGTGGTACGTGTCGTATACGTATCGTAAATATCTATGATTCTTGGATTGTTTATGTGATTTTTTGTGTATTCTATTAAGCTTGTATCCTTTACTCTAGAAAGTTCTGATCTAACACAATCTTCTACAGGTTTACCTGCTTTGTTGAAATTGTACCTACCCCAATTTTTTATAGCCATTTCTCGAGTAACTGAATTGTAATGTACTAATTTGTGATGATTTTCAAATCTATCTATCAGTGCATTTATTGATTCTGTTGAATAACCTAGTTCAAAGGATATTTGTTTTTTAGTTATTTGATATATTCCTATTTGCGTTGTTCTTGGATTAGTTAATAGATATAAATAAAAGTATCTATCTTCTGGTGTGAATTCTTCTTGAACTTTTGGATCTTCCCAAAACTCTGTATATACTTGTCTAAACTTAGCCATTATTTCCACCTCTTAACATTCTGTTTAATCTTTCATCTACTTGAACCCAGCTATCCTCTAAATGGTATTTTTTATTAAAGCTATCCATGCCTATCGTGTGCTGTTCTGTATGATGATTTCTACAAAGTGCTAACACTTTATTATCTGTATGATCAATCTTGTTTCTGTTCCGTCCTCTACCTACTGCGTTATAATGTGCTAAATCGCTATTAGGCTTACCACAAATGGCACATGTTCGATTTATTGTGCTTACATATAGAAAACTCTTATCGTCCTTTAACAGGTCGCTAGTACGATAATTTAAAGGTATGTCATGTATGAAAACCCAATTGATAATAATCTCTATTAATTCTTTTGCTATTTTCCTACTACAATTTGATAAGCTAAACGATTCATAACCATTCATGAACACAATGTAATCTTTAAACATCTGTCTCATATACTCTCTTGGTTGCCCAGTGTGCGCTTCTATGTCATTACATAAGGCAAATATCTTACGACGTTGTTTATCTGTTATCGTATCGATATCTAGTACATCTAACTTCACGTTCACAGGCACATTGTTATCGAGCAGTAACGTTGTTTTATCGTCTAATTCAGCATCATCTATGACGATAGTATGGCTACCGTCATAGTTTTGCTGATACGTTATAATTTGAGTCATTACTTCACATCCTGTTCATTTAGAAAGGTAGATCATCATGCTTTATATCGATTGGTCCATTCGCATTGGTAAATGGATTATGCTGTTGTTGTGGTGCTTGATATTGATTGTTTTGTAATTGCTGGTAATTGTTTGATTGTTGATAATTCTGTTGTTGGTAACCTTGTTGTTGATTATATTGAGGTGGTTGATAGTTACTCTGCTGTTGGTTATTACTTTTCGGTTCTAGGAATTGCACACTGTCACATACAACTTCTGTGACATAAACACGTTTACCTTCATTGTTTTCATAACTTCTTGACTGAAGTCTGCCTTCAATGCCTGCTAAATTACCTTTATTTAAATACTTATTAACATTTTCTGCGGGTGTTCTAAATACAACACAATTAATAAAATCTGCTTGTCTTTCTCCATTTTGATTAGTAAATGTTCTATTGATTGCTAATGTGAAAGTCGCAACTTGTACACCAGATGGAGTCACTCTATATTCAGGTTCCTTTGTTAATCTTCCGACTAGTACAACTCGATTGATCATGATGATTGTCCTCCTTGATTTTGATTAATAATATCTTGTTTCCAGGCGTTCAATGTTTGAATAGCTTGCATAGTTTCAGCAATACTTAATTTTTCATAATTAATAATTTTCAATTGTGCTTTGACTGAATCAGTATCAGCTTTTACTAATTGCGCAAATCCTTCTATATGTTTTTGCAATAGTTTGATATCACTATCATCAGCTTTTGTATATTTCTCTTTCTTTTGTTTTGCATCTGCATCATCTTCATCAGTTGGTATATTGAAGAACTTGAGTAAGAAATAACGTTCGGCATATGTCAAAGCTGTACCATATGCCTTACTGGCATCATCTTGATGACCTATCGCATAGAATGGTATTTCTAACCTTTCTTTAGGGTTGTCAGTGTTAATGAACGTATATGTCATATTCATTTCTACTAATATATTAGGTTTCATATTACCTTTGACTAAAACTTGAATGTCTTTGTAATCTGCATGATGAACACTCGGATAAAGCAATAAATGATTCTCTTCCATAGCTTTTCTTATTTTGTGTAAGATTTGAGAACCTTCAACATAGTTGTATTTGTATCCCTCTGCATCCTTTGTAAAGCCTTCTATATTGGATTTAACATCTAATATACGTTGGTATAAATTTGTTTCTTGTTCACTCATTTACTTAACCCCCAATGATTGTGTTTGTTTAAGCTCTACGCCATCAAACTCACCATTAGCTTTAACATGAGCTAATAATCCACGTTTATCGAGTTTCGGTGATTGTTCTTTATAAAAAGCTTTCGGTATTTTATTTTCATCTTTAATGTCTAAAGAAGGTGCATTATTTCGTATTGAATAGTTGTGTAGTTTAGTTTTAAATTTCGTTTTACCTGTATAGGTCATTGCTTCTAATAAAGTAGTTTTTAAACGCTCAATCCCGTTATTGTTCTTTTTCTTACGCTCTTGTAATCTTTTTACTTCACGATCAATCGCTTCATTCTCTGACT